AATCCCCCCGCTTCCGCAACCAATGAATAACCTGCTGAAATTCAGTAGGTTATTCCTGTTTAAAAAGAATCGGAACCAAATCGGAACTGGAAACGATTCAAGGTTATGTGAAGTTATGCCGTGTATGGGCTGATTTCACATAATAAAAAAATGGCTGAAAGTTTAAAAAATCTCAACAATCACTTTTCCGAAGGTCGGTTTGACGACCCAGTTATTCCTTATATCCCTGCTCAGTTGAGAGAGTTTGAATCGGGATGGGTAATAGAGTATCATTTTATTAATCCTGAAACGCATGTCCTTCAACGCCATCGTGAAAAATTCCAGCGAATCAGAAAGAAAATGCCTTCGGATGAAGCGGCCAGAAAAATGGCTAAGAAGATATGTACGGAAAGAACGAAACAACTTTCTTCCGGCTGGAATCCCCTGATGATTTCAAACAATAATAGAATGTACACGCGTCTTACTGACGCCCTTGATTCATTCATCAAAGAAAAATTTAGAGAGATACGTCCTGATACGAAAAGAGTGTATAAATCACAAATATCCATGTTCAAGCGGTGGCTGACTAAAGAAAAGCTGGATCATATATATGTAAAATCATTCACAGCCTCTAATGCGGATGATTATTTAACCTTTCAATTTGTTGAAGAAGGGAAATCTGCTTGTACATATAATAACTATCTAACTTTTTTTCGGGGATTGTTCAATTGGTTCACGGAAAAGAGTTATTGCGAAAAAAACCCTTTTGATAAATTGAAAAACAAAAAGGAAGAAGAAAAAATACGAGATGTTATACCTCCCGAATGGGATACAAAGATTATGGATTACTGCTATCAATACAATCCTAGATTAGCCTTTATCTGTATGTTGGTATATAGCTCCTTTCTACGTCCGGCTGAAATATGCAGAATTAAGATCAAAGACATCAATTTGGAAAAATCAGCAATTTATATAGATGGCAAAAATGCAAAGAACGGGCACTCCCGTTGGGCCGTCTTAACAAAAGGAACAATTCAGATGATTGAAGAAATGCATATTATGTCATGTGATCCGGAATGGTATCTAATATCTGATTCCTTATTACCCGGAATAAACAAAAAAGAAACACGTACAATAGACGGATATTGGTCCAGAATGCGAAAAAAAATAAAAATGCCTCTGAAATATCAATTGTATAGCTATCGCGATACCGGCATTATGTGGCTCAAAGAATCCGGAGTTCCTGATTACCTGATTGTAAAATTGACTGGACATAAGAATATGGGTATGCTTGAAAAATATACCCATGCCCCAGCAGAAGAAGCACTGCGTTTATCTTCTCAGTTCCTTCCTAAACTAGGCGAACGAACAACAATCAACCATGCTGAGAAATCAAACTACTCTGCGACTTACGGATTATAAAAAAAAGATCGCCCCGGATACAACACCGAGGCGATCTTTTTTCTTAAAATGAACAACTAATCCACAATTTTACTAATCTGATATATCTTTTAAGTTTTCTCCTATATCCAAGATGTTATAAATTTCTGGTGTTTTTCGTATTGAATAGAAGATGCGATCCCGGATATTCCCGTCTATAGAAGCTAAAGCATAAGCCGCTTCCGAAAGATCATGCATAAAATTGCATCCACATTTATCCAAACTAGCTAATCGTTTGATTTCAGGAGAGTTGTAGCATATTGCAGCTAAACGTAAAGCAGCAGCTATTCCACGTGGTACTTTGTTTAACAAGTCGTTAACAGTTTCAATTGTAAATTCTACGCCTTTAATTTCATTCTTGTTTTTCTCGTTAATTTCAATGGAAATTGATTCTTCGGTTCGGTTCACGCCTGACCTTTTGTTTGCATCCATAAATAAATGTTTAGGTTGATATTATTAATAATAGTATTATTAAAAACTAAATAGACTTTTATTTTGTTCTCCAAAGAAGTACCTAATTAATAGCGATGAGTAATAAAAATAAGATTTTAAACATATTTATATTTATGCCACCCGTAATTAATGAAAACCTATTTTATTTTACTTAATTGTCGTTCACGTTCTTCACATATAACAGCATTCATTTCAAGATATTGTAAAGCATCATATGCTCGCATACCACGGATATCTTCCGGCTTTGCATATGCTTCTTTCCCCAAAAATACTGTTATCTCAGCTTCTTCTTTCATATAATCCTTATTAAGTCGTTTCTTCCCTTCTTTAAACATATGCGGAAAACTCCTTTTAAAATATTTCTGCGATTCATTCCAATACAACAGTATTAATTCTATTTCCAGTTTGGAAAACTCATTTTGTATAATACCCGGATTACCAACATCATATATCACAGATAGAAATTGATTCAAATAACGAATATCCTTTCCTTCCTGGTATAATTCTATAAACATTGAACACCGGTTATAATCTTCCCAAGTCATATCTGACAAAAGAGCTTGATGACTTTTATAAGTATTACCTTTTATAACTTTCTCTTTCACAGGATTTGACATCAATTGGATATTGTCTTTTTCAGTAAGAAATTTTATATTTTGCAGAAAGAATAAAATCTCCTGATCTTGTATGATAAACCGTTTTCCAAAGATAAAATTTTTCAAACCGGAAAAACAATAATATTGCCCATATATAAAGTCAGGTTTATCTCCCAATGCATCTTCTGTTTCGTACACAACTACCCTTCCTGTTTCTTTAATAAATCTTGATATATAAGGCATAGCACCTAATACCGAACGCCATCTCTCCGCATGTTTGAGAGGCTTCAAGCCGGTCAAAGCTAAAAAACAATGCGTTAGATATGCCTCACTACTGGGGAACTTACCTTTAATTGATTCAATTATTTTAAATTGTTCCAATGTCAGAGCTTTCCAGTTTCCAGGTAAAGACGGCAATTCAATTTTCTGTTTTTTCATCGAACAGCTCCTCCCATAACAAATATTGAATTTTTACTGTCGTTTTTGAAATGTGGAACCGGCTCAAATCCAGGTTTGTTTTCTATATATTCCGGGTATTCTTCCAGATTATTTCTCAATATATTTTTAGCCTCATTTATTTCAGCTTCGGCCATCATATCGCAATCAAGAGGTTTAAATCCATGGATGCTATCGGGCTTGCTCAACTCTTCACTTTGAGAGACAGTCAACAAGGCTAAGGCAGTTTGCATATGTTCTAATAATTCTTCATCATGTCCGGTTAATGCATCCTCCATTTTCCTGTTTATGAGAACTTTAATCAGTTCCACCCCAAATGCCGGACGTAATTTTATCCGTTCCATCAAGCGTATGGACGGATAAATCTTATTGAATAAGATACGGCTATTGTCGATAAAAACAAGGTTATTAAATTCCGTTGCAGTAAAGATCAGACATCCAGTCTTTTGCCAATAGCTAGCGCTTTGCTTCCATAGTTCTTCTCCGGATTCATTAACAAAATACCTGCTGTTTTGCTCCAAGTATAAAAGCAGTTGTTCTACCGCATTATGAGCATGCGTATAGGTTGATTCTATAAATTTATCCGTACGATCTTTACTGGCTGCAACTGTATTTCCACTGACTGTTACCGTGAAATTACCGGAACTATTAACGGTTATATTAAGTGCAGGCGCGGCTCCATAAAGTCCAAACAAAACGATGACTGGCTGACACTTATCAAGCAGTTCTTTTGTATGGGAATTTTCATATTCCCCCTCTCTTTTATATTCTTCCTGTAAAAAATTATATAAAGGGGAACCGACTACCGGCATGAGATGCGTATACTCGGCCGCTTCCAGATAAGCCATGATAGAAGGTATTCCATCATCTAAAAATGTACTATTAGGGAGCCAATTATTGACCTCTTTTGAATTTGTTACTAGCATAATATTAATTTTTCATTTCTTCTATACCTTGCTTATTCTTATCCAGCGTCGTAAGAACATGGACCGGAATATCAAATTCCAAATGCTCGTCAAGTTCATTAAACGATTTCATCACTTCGAGAGGATAGAGGATCAGCTTTTTCAAGCCATATAAGTACAATTGCTGTAAGGTATTCAACTCGCGCGCTTCGGTACCGGAAGCCACCTTGTCTTTTCCAGGGATTGCTCCTACTGTCTGGGGGTGAATGCCCATGGCAAACAACATCACATTGGCTATTTCTGCTATATCCTCCTTTATATCGCTGCCTTTCATGGGACTATCCAAAACTTCAATTTCAACCCATTTTAGTCTTTTCCCATCAATTGTTTTACTGATAGTAATCAGCGTTTTTCCGTTATTTCTGGGATCTTTGATAAAGTTGGATATTTCATCCATTAGGTCATTGAATACTTTCTCTTTTTTGGCATCAGTATCTGCATTCCGGCGTGCTTGCTCATATATAATGTATTGTTCATCAATATGTATCACATACTTAAACATCGTACTATTCTCCATCATTGTAGCCCGACGTGCAAACATTGCAAGCATATACTGAAATATGCGACTCTTAAATATCGTCCACCAGGAGGGAGAACTATAATAAAACTTTCCCGGAGTGGGTATAGACATCGGGATTACATACCGGGTTGTCCGGCTCCGGATCTCATTATATTTCTGAGCATTTACGTTTTCCCGAAGCTGGGCGGCTGCTCGTTTAGGGTTCAATGCTTTTATAATGGTTTGCCGTATATAATCTTCGGGATTTTCATTGGATGCCGGAGGATTATCATCAGCAAATGAACGGCTATAGACACAGTAATTTACATCACCAGAGCGATCCATCACTCCTTTTCGGGTACAAGTAGCTTCCAGGTAGGAGATACTGCGAATCATCGGATTCCAGGGTGGTTCAGCACCTATATTCAATTCTACCATTGGAAACCAATTCCAAAAATATGTCGCATCCGAAGCCTGCTCGTATAACCATAAATCAAGATTACAATTTTGTTTGAATTGTTTTAAAAACGCCCATGTTTGTTCCCATTTTTTGTAATCGGATTGAAGCTGAGCGATTTCATCTGAGACATCAGCCTTTCCCGATCCACCTCCCAATTCTGCTATCCTGGATTGAATCCATAAACCAGCGTATTTATAATCGACTTCATCTTCCTCTATCTTACCATTGCGATAAATAGCGTATTTATATTTCATCTTGATTCCGGCAGAAAAAGTACTGTCGATAAGATGCTTCAAAGAAGGAGCCACATACGGACTTTCGGAAGCACGGCTAATTATATTTTGAGGTATATGATTGCCGGCTCCCCATTGAACGTATTGTTTTTTACTATCTTCTTTATTCGAGGATATAACCGGAACAGCCGCTTCGTCAGATACAAAGAAATCACTTCCATCATCATGGGGAAAATTGGAAACCAAGGCACTCACCTTTTCATTTCCCAGATTAAGTTCCACCGACCTGATACCTTTTATACCTAAAAAATCCTTTTCAACCGTCTTACTCATATAACAACCTCCTTTCCATTGAATTCGATCAGATGTAAAACATGTATTGTACGAACAGTCTGACTCGTCGGGGTATAAAATTTCATGGTTCCGTTATGATAACTGCTAGTACATATCGTGTTTTCGAATAGAGCTACTCCCCCATCCTTTTTTAATATGCGGGCACTAAAAGGGATCGAACGTCCTTTATCGTCTTTACGCTCGATCTCTTTTACCGCGTTTTTGATATGAATTACTGGACTTTTCATTCTGTTATTAATTATTTTCAGGCATAGGCAAAATATTTGCCGGTTGGTTAATAAAAATCATAACTCTCTTTACCACAAGGATAAGTTCATCCTTATGCCAATCGGCCTGTAGTGGAAAATTATTTTTTTCCAGCTGATTGAGGATCATCTTCATCGGATCGAATCCGTTTGCCGTAGGATAGGCATTAAAGAACTGCCGTAACCTAGGTAAATTGAGTACGATAGCATCCGGATCATCCTGGTTTACGATCGGAGCATAATTTCTGATAAATGCCCGAACACGCGGATCATCCATCTTCCCACTCTGTTCATCCATCGGCTCAGAGGTATTCTGCTGGCGAGATGACTCTTGTCTGTTTTGTCTATTGAATTTGTTGCCCATAATCAGATTTTTTACGAAAGTTATTGACAACACTCTGCAAACAAAAGGACAAAACAGGCTATTCCTCGGGGAAAAGATGCAAGGTCCTTGCAGTAATCTGACAAAGGTCCGGCCGGCCTAAAACATAATCGATACGTTCTATCATAACTTTTTTACCATTAATAATTTTAGGAACCGATATATCCATGGTAGATATTATGTGAGATGCAATATGGGCATGGGCTATTATTCCCTGATTTGCTTTTCGAAGCATCATATCACGATCTTTATATAACAGATTATAAATATTATTAGCATAATAAACCGTTTCGGTCGTTTTATATTCACTGGCAAATAAACTTAGATAATCAGAAATACAGCTAGCCTCAATATACTTTTTTTTACCATGAGAAACCCAATCTAATGTTGATATAGTTGTACTGGAAAAACAAAAAGCTATATCCATATCTTCGCCATTTTCATCGTTCAATTCTCCATTGACCACTAAATTTGAATTTCTATACTGAACCTCGTTTATAAAAATTGTTCTCAAGGATCTTGCTGTACCGGCCATTCCAGCTTCCAGCATATAAGCTGTAAGATTTTGATAATAATAGGGCGTCTTATCTGTAATATCAATAGATTCTTCTGTAAATCCGGATGGTGACATATGTTTCAGAAGAGAATCATTTTTTTGTTTTTCAAAATCAACATTCCTTATATGTACATAATCTGGCTGAGTAGTTAAAGCCTCAAAATCCAACGATATAGCTTTTCTGTCTTCTAACAAGAATGTTTCTGTATTTCTAATATATTGACTCAAATCCATATCTGGGGAAGATTTTAAATTATCTTTCCACCAATTAATATACACGTAATTACCTCTTTGAATAAATTCCAGTCCAAATTTAAGCCTTATAGCATTTAGAAATTCTTCTACAGAAACATTTGGTAAAAGCTGATTAAAATAAATATTGCCATCAATTATAGCGTCTGCAACATTATTTAAAACAATAAGACGCTTCAAAGACTCATTTGTATCAAACATATTTGTCTCTAACGAGTAACCCAATTCTTTGAAAAGATGCTTCAATACATATCCAACCCGCAAAAAAGGAGTTATCCCAAATCCGACTGGGGCTGTTATTTCTGTGGCATTATCATCATTTTCTTCATAATAAACCTGTTCGGACATCGCATAAAAAGAAAGTACATCATTCTCGTAACTTAATTCATTCAGCAACAAATGTGTACCTCTCTTTGATTCACCAATATAAAAATTGTTTTCAGTCCATACATTACAGATATAATACTCATCCGGTTGTACTTCGTTTCCCTGTATAATCCGAAGAAACTTATTCATCCAATATTTGGCCTTTGTTGCATAATCAGACCCCATACCTTTTAACTCAGGCCAATTCAAATCTCTTAATTTATAATCTTTTATCTTTTCATATAGTTGTCCTTCATTTGTATAAAATGTACAATTAATACCTTCTATCTTATTGGCCTGTTCTATATACAATGTACCACGTAACCATGAGGCTCCATCTGCCATTATTACCGGAATTTTAGGATTTATCCGCTGAGTAAATGTTCCCCTATACATAAATCCTATTTCATTTAAGTTATGATCACTGGCAGGCAATGTCAAAGGCACACTTTGACTTCCTTCGTCAGAGAGAAAAGGATTTGTGCGACTCAATTCGGGTTTAAAATCAGCCGGAAGCTGAAATTCTTTCATAGGATTACTGTTGTCGTCTATATAGATATGCATATCAGTATAATTTTAACTGACAGCAAGGTAGGTGGTCTTTCAGGATATGTAAAGGACAAAAACAACTGACGATATGCCAGGAAAATTTTAAATAAAGGGACTATTCAATATCTTTGACCAATTCAGATACAGGTATATCCAAACTGTCTTTATGAAATAATTCCCGATTATTAATCATGGCTAAATTGATTCGTTCAAGAGCCAGATGATTTAAGGAGGATAGAGGAAAACTTGCTTTCAAAAGAGTTGCCGCCGGATTTGTGTCGCCTATTTCATCGAATACCTCTTTTATTATTGGATCAGAAGAATAAAAAGATTGCAGTCTTGTCAAAATATAAGCAGCGGTATTCAAGGCTTTACTTGTCTGGATTGTTACCGCACTCAAATGGTCAATGAGCTGGTGAACACCAGCCATCTCATCGACTAAAGTTTGTATCTGAACATTTAGCCCGGTTTTCGTATTATCCTTTCGTAACTTACAAATCGTTTCTTCTGCAATAGTTATTTCCGGATATTTTCCTTCTTTTTGAGCATGTTTCATTTCTTACATTTTAAGATTGGACAAACGACCGTGCAAATATATGAAATATCAATAACTTAACTAAAAAAGAAATCAAGAAAAAAGCTGTACAGCAAAATAAAAAAGGCGGCAGGGAAAATAAAAAAGCTGTACAGGTTTTTAAATTTTCCTCTACAGCTTTTTTCGGAAACGTCACCATGAAAATTTCATCATTTGCTCTTCTCTGATTTTTTTCTGCTACCACGGGCAACGGATGCAGAGAAACGGTTCTGAAAATCATTCAAGCGGCTAACATTGAGAACGGTAGTAAACTGTTTTGTATCCAGTTTTTGCAGGAATACATTGATTTGTTTTAATGTATTGCCTAACTCCGGATCTGAAGCGGCAAAAACCGGAACCGTCGATTGTACCGGACCTCCTTCGGCATAACCGGCACGAGGTAACGGGTTTGCATGTGTACGAGTTTGGCGAATTGTTTCCAGGGCACGTACATAATTAAACGAAACGGGATCTTTCATCTGAAATGCAGGAACAATATATTCTCCTTTATGAACAACCCCGGCCACTTCATGTGTTCCACCATCACCGGAATAACCACCAACACTGTAACCTTTAACTACTCGCTTCCCGGAAGAAGAAGAGGAAGAAGTTCCTTTTTTACTACCCAAAGCAGATTTAATAGCAGCTTTAGCGACTTGCATAAAACCCATAATCGCACCACTAACTAAAGCCGCTGTAGCTAATCCTAAAAGTCCCTTACTTCCTACTTCTTTTGCTGACCCTAAAGCTATATTTACAGCTGCCGCTATATCTAATTCCTTCAGCCAGATATCAACCATTCCTTCCAAACTATCAAATAAGGTATCAATCAAAGCATCTTTCATTTGCCCCATACCATCTTCCGTACTGGTAAACAATTGAGAAAATGCACCTCCTAAACCTTTCAATGAATTTTCAATGACATTAGCATATTGCTGCTGTAATGCTTTTTCCTTGTCATATGCTTGTTTCATGTTTTGAAAGCGAATTTCCTGCTGTCTTGTCCTTAAATCGGTCAATTGTTCTTCAGTCAAGCCTTCGATGAAAAGTTTTGATTCTGCATATTGATTTTCAAGCTCAGCTTCCCTACGAAGATATTCTTCATAGTCCATTTCGCGATTAAGAAAGCGTTCTTTCAATTTCGCTTTTTCCTCCGCTTCTTCTTGATCCATCGATTTGATATCCTGACCGGCCCAATATCCCTGAATAGCTTTTTCTCTCTCCTTTTGGAATAATTCGATATCCTTCGTTATTTCTTCCTGAGATTTATAATTTGCAGCTACCCCTTCTTTAGCTTTCTTTATGAGAGAATCATAAAGGACCTCTATTCTTGCCAGATTTCTTTTATCCTTATCTTCTGAACGTATTCCTAGCTGATCCTGTAATTTTTCATATGAAGATACCCATTGTTTTTCTGCATTTTCAGATTTGTTGAACAGTTTCAATTTAAAATCATAAAACTGACGCTCCACCTCTGCACGTTTATCTTTATCGAGACCTGCTATCTGAAGTTTCTTATTCAATGCTTCAAACTGAATTTTTTCAAGCATTTCATTATATTTTTCTTCCGAGTCAATATCCTCGTCCCGGAATTTTTGTTTGTTGATCCGGGCTTGTATCAACTTCGTTTTTTCCTGATCGACATAAGCATCTACATCATCCAATGATGCTTTTAAACGTTTTTTACGTTCTTCATCAGTTTCGATGAGAGAACCAGTACCACCCGTTTTTTTATTGGTATCCGTCAATTTTTTCAGCTTTTCCAAGTCTGCATCCAGATAGTTGCCATTGAGTTCAGCCAATATAGCTTGTTGTTCCCTGAGTTTACTATTTAAATCCGTCAAAGCGACTTCAGCGGCTTTAATCTTATCCGTATCAGTCACTTCATATTCTATGATTTTACTTGTACCAAAAGAAGATGTCTGCACTGTCTGGCTTTCGGTGTAAGACCCTTTTCTGCTTATTTGATCTACTATTTCAGCGGCTTTCTGTCGTTCTTTTGCAATACGGTCTATCTGTTTTTGCGTCTCGTCTATTAATGCCTTGTTATTTTGCTTTAGGATCAACTTCTGTGATTCAATGAAAGCACGTGCCCTGTCCGTATTGATAGCGAGTATATTCCCATATTCATCCATTTGTGTGACAGCCTGCGGAATTGCAGCTCCTATTTGCTGCATGATTACCTTTAAACGCTGTTGTTCATCTGCGGCCTTGGAATCTTTTAATTTATCGTATTCATCAATAAGCGGGGAAATATTACGCGTTAGGTCGCGGACCGCCTTTAGAGAATTATCGAACTTTTCTTTTGCTGTGTCAGCACCTCTTGTTAAAGATTCTATCATGGAAGCAACTTTCTGCATCCAATCTACAACTCCACTACCTAAGAACCAACGCTGTATGTTTTTGCCGATCTTCTCGATTGTTCCGGCGAGGTTATTGTTTTTCTTGTTGTACTCATTTATGACAGAAGTACCTTCGGCAAAAGCCTTATTTGAAATTTCTATTTCACGATTGAGTTTGCTTGTATTTGAAGCTAAAGCAGAAATTACTTGGGTCAATCTAGCCCCGTCACTACCTAAATCTCCCATCAAAGGAGCTATGGCTGCTAATCCTCCTTTTCCGGCTAATTTTTCAAACACAAATAAGAGTCCATCCCAAGTACTTTTATCTAAAAGTCCTTGCAATTCTTCTTTTGTTACACCGATAGCTTTTGCTACTTGGCCTGTTTTTGATACAAGGGTTTTAATTACAGTGTTTAAGGCTGTTGCTGATACTTCCACATTCTGTCCCATTTGGTCAGCTGCCGACCCTAGTGCTAAAACTTGTTGAATTGTAAGTCCAGCTTGTGAGGCAATACCACCTAATCTCTGAGCAAAATCAACAAGATAGGCTTCGCTTGCCGTACTACTTTGCCCTAACTCGTTGATCGCAGAACCGGTTGCTAACAAACCTTTCTCAACGCCTAATTCTTTCGTTATACCAAGGACATCATTTAGTTTTGCTATGTTTTTTATTGCATCTTCACCCAGGTCTTCACCCAACGCAACATTTATCATATTTCCAGCTTCTACAAAACCCAGAACATTTTCTTTCCCTGTAATACCTAGTTTACCTGCGGCAGCAGCAAGATTATTCAATTGTTCAACAGAAGTACGGGTATCAATCCGGTTTATATCTTCAGACAAGGCTGCTAACTCACTACCGGTGATGCCTGTAGTTTTTTCTATGTCAGAAAGTTGATCTGATAAAGCGGCATTCATGTCATACATTTTTCGTAAGCCGCGTATAATCATATTTGATCCGAAATAAGCGAGAAAGGCTGTTCCGAATTTTTTTAAAGAAGATGTCGTCTGATCGAATATTCCAATGTTTTTTTGCCCCACCCCACCAATACGCTCTAATTCAGCACGAAGAAGTTTTAATTCTTTCTCTCTTTTTGCATAAGCCTCAGTGTCCCTATCTAATCGATTCATTTGGGTTGTGACTGTCCTTATTGCATCTTTTATTGCATTGATGGGTTTAGTGGATAGATTGTTTATAACTCCACTAACATCAGCCAATTGACGGGATAACTCGCGACTTTGTTTGCTGGTATCTCTGAATTCTTTTTTCAGAGCGTCAAATCGTTTTGCTTCATCTCCTGATAAACCGATAGTGACTCGCTGATTATTCAGACTCCTTATTTCATCACGCAGAGTCTCACTCTTCTTGTTTAATATGCCAAGCATTTTCTCTGCTTGCTTTCCGTCTAACGTAAGGAGGACGTTTGCAGTCTGTGTATTCTTTTTTGCCATAGTTAAAGTTTATTTGAATTGTTCAAAAACTTGTCCGGAGAGATATTCTGTATGATTATCAATTGTGCGTATTCTCCGTATTTACGCTCCAGTATACGAGCCAAAGAATACACCCGTTGTTTGAAAAGAGGCAAGAACCAAGGTTTTACCTGAAAGTTATATCCCGGTGTTATGGGATAAGGTTGACCGGAATAAAATGCAGGATCATGTTTACGTCTAGTGTATTTTTCTCCACGACCAACACCCAAATCAACAAAACGTCCATAGTTGAGCAAGGTGAAAATAATTTTTGTCTGATCACCTCCAGCAGCATTATGAACCTTATATTTTAAACTTTTAATAAGATCTTTGGGGTCAGTCACATTCTGATACTCCATTTCTTTTATCCAACGCTTTATTACGCTGGCTGCCCATCTATGAAGAATTTTTGCCCTTGATTCATCATGTGATAAATAATCATTAGCTGTTAGTTCCGCCATGTCTATAAGAATTAGTGTTTCAGCTAAATTACGGCGGTGGAATGGAGAGAGAAAGGACAAAAGGAGGCATAAAAAAACACCCGCTACGGTCAGAATTAACCGCGCGGGTGTTTAGAATCTCACAATCGTGGTGGTGAAGACTCCGTTATTTGTATTCGCTCATGTACTCTTCGAGTGGAGCGTCCATGGTGTATTTATTAAATAGTTCGTGGTTACAAATAATAGCTTTTTCGATTCTTTCTATTTTATAAATATCCAAAAGGGAAATCATCATTCCTATTTCGGCCATATAAGCCGGGAGAGGCTTGTCACAATTTATTTCGGCAAGCATCAAATCAAGTTCCCGGTTCCCGTGGCGCATACTCTCAAGATTGGAGAAAATAAAAGATGCGATATGAAGAGCATTTGCTCCTTTACGTGATATCTCACGAAGCAGGCTTATTACATTATTTACCCCTTCCTGATCACTATTCAATAGATCTATTTGTTCGTTGATATCTTTCGGAGCTCCTTTACGAATCAGAGAAATGGTCTCATTAGCCTCAGTCAGTTCCGGCCAGAAGTTTTGAACGGTTCTCATAGAGTGCCTCCTTTCTCGATGGCTGCCAATAAAAACATCGACAGGATTATAGTCAACGCTTTGATGTAGCCTTTAGCGTCCTCTATTGTTTTACACTCGCAGATGCCTAGTGGCAGTGCGTTTAAGACTTTGGCAACGGTGTGCCAAGATAAGAATGTTCCGACTTTAACGGACACGAGCGTGTTTACGCTGGTGGCTTGAATTGTTTGTTTCATCTGGGTTTTGCATTTAGATGAATAATACAAAAAAGCAGCCCTATATAGTCCAAAGCTGCAAAACCCAACACACATCAGAGATATATGTAACGGACTATAATAGAACTGCCAATGCTTTCTATTATCTCTTAGCCTGCTCGCTTGCAATGCTTGTATGTTGGATTTTGCATTGCAAATATACGCATAAAATTCATTTACGCAAATTTTACATTCGTAGATACTTAGAGGTAGTGCGTTTAAGACTTAAGCAATAATCATCCATACATAAGATTTTGAAATATTAAATGTGTATGGGAAGGGTAAAAAAGTACCGCTTTCCCGTTGCATTCCACCTAAAACAGGCAGTGGGCGCATTAACGCACCACACGGGAGCGGCACTTATATTTCTGAAGAATCAAATATTCTCAATGAAAAACTATTGATTCAATTCATCAATTTTATTTTTCATTGCTTGAAAGATTAAAATCAAATTATCAATTTCAGATGCAGACATTTGTATTTGATTATCTTCTACAAAGTAATTAGAGGAAATAAATATTTTCCATTCTTTCGAACCTTTAAATACTCCTATTTTAAATGCATACTCATTACAGAAGTCAATTTCTTGATGTTCTTCAGATGTAGAATTTATCACGGATTGCTTAGCAAATGTCAACAATTGAATACATTTCTTGATTTCTCCAGGAGTTAATGTAACTATACATACTTTATTGGCACTCAATCCTCCAAAACGCAAACGTCCGTAATAATTATTAGTCCCAGTTTGAACATCATTGGAACTGACCACTTGGAATACAGCTCTCTTAACATCTCCAATGCTATAATATGTTTTTAAAGATATTATACCAGGTTCTGCCATTCTAGCATCTCCATCTTTTTCAACTGTAACACCTCCATTTCCTAATGCATTATACATGACCCGTTCAAAAGTCGATTGAGCACTCAATGAAAAAGAAGACAGTAAAAACACAAAGAAAAATACAAAGCTTAATTGTTTCATAACGTTTAATATTAATAGTAAGTATTTTGTTTATCTAATGAATTACAAAGATATCGTATTTGCTTAAATATCCATCTTTTATCGTGACAAACTCTTTGATAATTGAACGCAGGTAGGCGATTAAAAATACAAGTAGAAATGACTTTTTTCGATTTTTCTTTGACGGAGCTGACGGAAGCCGACTTAAACAACATTTAATATACTGAAAAACAACAATGTATATAATTTTATTGCTCCGTCAGAACTCCGTCAAAGGTTCGTCAAGAGGGGAATTGGGTTGACGGAGCATTTTTATATAAATGCTTTTGGGTGGTATGCCTATTATCTATTTATTATTCTTGATAAATATGTGGATGGTCTAATAAGGATTTTATAGCTATAATATCATTCTTGATGTCTTTCAAATCCTCTTTCAGGGAATCTATATCATTTTTATGTAAATCACATTGAGCATTACAGGTCCGTCTATCTATTTATTCTAGCCTATTAGTATTAACTCCAGATTTAAAGCCCCGTTGTATAATAAACCAGACTCCACCTAAAATTGTTGCAACAGCACCAACAAGTAAACATATGACTTCTATTATTCCCATGACATCAAATAAACTGTTAGACAAATTAATAGTTATTGTACAACGCAAAAATAAATAATAGTTAGCTTGTTGTTTATAATCAAAGACAGTATTTTTTTATTCGCATATCTCCTGAAGTACTTTCTCAAATATAGGATACATTTCATCATCCAAATCTTCACATTTATATAAAGTATAAATCAAATCTTCATATTCCTTTTTATAAAGGTCGCAAATTTTCACAAGGTTAGACGCTTTTTTTTGAAAGTCCTGTATAGATGATGAAGCTACTCCGTAATCCGGAACGACTGTTGTATCAAAAGAAAATGAAAAATCTGTACCATCAGGCTTTGTTCCTATGGGAATATTTGCTTTAAATACATAACTTTTGAAATTACCTTTACCTTTCGGATTGGCACCATGTTCAGGAGATGCAACAGAAGAACGTGGTTGTGAAGTCGTAAATGTTGTGATAATAAAATTGCCATTGTCATTATGTAAGACAATGGCATATTTGTTTTTAGTCTCATTCTTTAGCTGGAATAATCCGTATATAATTGATCCGCTTTCAAACATCTCAGGCTCCTAATAATTCAGATTTAAACAACATAGTATCTTTGGCTCCATTATAATTATCCAATTTATCCTCGTCATCAATTAAACGGGATAAATCCATTGATACATCAGACGTATTCGCGATCGCAGAAGAAAAATCCAAATTATTCTCATTCTTTGTTACAGACCACAAAGATGATTTTCCATGAGTCAATTCTACAAGTCCTTCGGCATTCATTCCACCATACAATCGGATAGCTTCTTCAATAATCCGCATGTCTCTTGCACTAAATTTGGCTTTACTGAATTCTTTCTTAGGAAGAATCAAGGTTCCGTTCTGATCTTTTTGAGCTTCGATATATTGATTAAAAACAGTATTGTTGTCACGCAGATAATACAATTCCGGAGCGACTGGTCCAAACTGCCACACTTTATAATCAAGCCATGTAAGAGGAACACCGTTGTCTTTTACTTTCAATTCATCAATAAGATAGACCATCTTTATCATTTTTGTCTGATAAAGAGGTTGAAGTCTTGTTGCCAGCAGCACAAGAAGATTACCTATCTTATCCTTATTTACTGCTATACCCAGACACATAATCTATACTTTTTATTGTTATTGTTTGATGCAAAGATACGCATTATTGAATCCAAATTCTAAAACGAAGAAGACATCTTAACGATTTTAAGCTATTTTTGATTTTTTTAATTCGCATCTTATTACTCAATCATATAACAGGTTAATAGCAGATAATGTTTTATTTACATCTATTCAAACAGAAAAACCCCCGTCTCCCATCACTGGGAGACGGAGGCTGACCAATAGACAATAGACTTAACCTTTCTGATTAATCTTCCATGGCATCCATATAGAGCCATACTTTACCTTCTGGTGCATCAGCATCATTGAAGTAAAAGCTGATAGCATCTTCCACGATCCGTTTTTCAGCGTCAGGGCCGAACCATTCGGTAAATTTGACCTCTTTGTCATGCCAGTTTGCATTTAAAGCGACATATACGTCCCAAGGAGTTGCTGTGGACGGAACCGGCAAGCCTTTGGCGGCAGATGTTACCTGGTCCATATTCCAGTGTTCGCCTCTGATTACTTCCCCTTTACTGTTTTTGTGATGCATGCCGGCAACATCTTCGCGAGCAAAACACTCAGTATAATGAGGACCACAAAAAACTTCATGTAAATCACGCATAGTTTCGTCATACGTATCCGGATCTTTTTCTTTTAAACACTCCATGGCATCTTCCAGCGCATAGATAGATTCCCACATTTTCTTTTCGGACCCAAAACCTTTCGCATGGTAATCCTTTATTAACTCTTTGTAATGCATATCTTTATTATTTATAATTCTTCAGTAATAATAGTCCGTAATTCTTCGAAATCGGCATCCGTGATACGGATTGCTTTCATGTCTCCGAATAAGAAAGAGCGTATAGGGTTATTGGGCAACTCTATACGTATCTGTCCTTTACCGATACTTCCGTTGATCATACCTGTGTTGAACGGCTTCTCTTCCATCTCTTTAAAGATTGTCATAGCATCATCGAATAATGTTTCTGCACTATATTCTCCGTTTTCATCGGCTATAAAAAGCATGGCATTATCAACCCATCCTTCGATCTTCAGGTCTTCCCGGATCAGTAGATTATTCACAGCCCTTTTCATATAAAGAGACACAGGTTTAAACTGTTTGTTTTCTGTAAAAAAGGCATCGATGCGCTGATCGGCCCATTGACGAACGGAACTAATTAACTTGTTTTTTAGTTCCAGACTGTTTTGCTTTAGTTCCATTCTGTTGCTTTTTTAAAGATTCATTTTCCTGTTTTAATCTCTCGTTTTCTTTTTGCAACTCAGCGATCAATTCGCTTTGTTGTATATAGATTGCTTCCTCACGTGTCATTTCTTGCCTCCTTTCTTCGGTTCATTACCTTTTTTCATTTCCAGAAATTCGGCATAAGACATATCTGCATATTGCGATGTGTATTCGTTAAAGAGGGACATGTTTTTATTTATCTCCTCAGAAGCGGATTTCTTTATTTTTTTGACAAGATCGTACAATGTTTCAAGGGCTTTTTTACCATCCTGGGAATTTTCCACAATGGGGCGCATGATCTTCATGTATTCACGGTTAAGAATAGACATGACAATCTGTTCCCCTTTTTGATATTCTTCATTGTTGCCCATCATTGCACGTTCGCTATCAGACATATCGTCAACCAGTTTATCTATTTCATCCCATACAGGGCACTGGCTTTGTTGCACCTGTTGTTGGCCAGAAACAAGGCGTTGTTTCTGCTGTTCCAGCATCTGTTGTTGCTGTCTCAACCGATCAATCATTCCGTCCATATCGGCGGGATTATTGGTGGAATAGGGATTGTTTCCTAAAAGAGGGTCATTGCCTCCTAAAAAAATATTATTCATTTGGTTTGATTTCGTGTTAGTGGATAAAATGGGAAGTGGCAAGCACTCCCGAAGGAGCACAAGCCACTAACTTTTTTTTAAGCTGTAGGAGCCGGAGCGGCTGGCTGGCAGCAACGATTGTAAGACGGGAATCCCGTTACGGTCGGAGTGCTAGGCAGTACCAATTCGCCTGTAATCATGCGGCAAGTTCTGCGTTCGAGGTTGTAAGCAGCATCTTTGCGAGCGTCGTTGATCTCACACATGATAAGCTTATCTTGATACGGACGAACTGCATTACCTACTGCTACCTGACATTTCAGATCGTCAATCTGAGCTTTCAGCACATCAAACTGATTACGTTGATTTTCATACAATTTAAAATCAGCGTCCACCTGGCTCTTGTACAATCCAAAATCAGCGTCTACCTGAGACTTCCACAAGCCGAATTTTTCAGCGATGTCAGTCTGACGATGATCGTAATCTGCCTGCATGCTGGAAACATGAAGTCCCCAGATAGCGTTAGTCAACTGCAATGCTTCCTGACAGCCTTTTTCCCAGGCTTGAAATGCCGTTGGAGCACCAGCACTTCTTCCGGAAATTGCGTCGGAAACTGTGTTAATGTTTACATTTTCGGGCATACCTACACCACCGCCAAACAGACCACCACCATTTCTGGCAAGGGCCCACAAACCCAATGCGGTTCCGGCTATACCTAAGCCTAATCCGGTTCCGGCTACACCTTTGGAGGCGTAATCCTTGTTGTCATCGTCATGTACGATCTCTTTTTCTTTAATTATTTTTTCCGCTTCCATATACATGAAGTTTTATGGTTATATCCGGGTAACCCGGACACCGCAAACCTACATGTAAGTGTGTTGCTCTTAAAATAATCAGTTGCTAGTACATTGCTGATTTATAGCTAGTTCATTGCTGATTTGTTGCTGAAATGAGATAAGCATCCAGCTACGGTTATATTTATCAGGGAAAGAATTCCTGATTCGGTTTATACCTTGCCTTGTCAGGCCGGTGAGATAAGAGAGACGTTCGTCAGTATATCCTTTGGCCGCCAAGATCATAATGACTAGACTCCGAGCATCTACAAAGCATTCCCGGTTACTACTAAACATCATGATCGGATCGACTTTACAGACTTTGCATGTCACCTCCACCACGCGGTGATAAAATTCTTCATTTACGTTCATCTTGTTAAATAATTAAGAGTTAGCTTAAACAAAAAACACAAATCGCATGTTATAAAAGATAAAGTCCCTCCTAACATGCGGTGTGTATGTACTCCCCTTGCGATCGTGGTGGTGAAGAAAGGGGATGGAGGGACTTTCTTATTCGTCGTCCCTCCCCTGAGCGGGCAAAATAAAGACTTCAGAAATGAGGCCTTTATTTTTTACGCCAAAACCGACGGATAATGTACAACAACCCTAAAGTACAACCGACAGTCAATATTCCAAGGGCAATGCCCCCTGTTTCTAATTTTAATTTTTGCCAGTTAGATAGTTGTTTTTCTACCGGATATGGTATTTGTTCTGTTTTGTTTTTAACAGATAACAAAGAATCATATTTGGCCTGTAACAATCTATAGTCACTGTTCAATTCTCTATATCTTTCTTTCTCCCTATAGAGTTCTTTACGTATCACATTTCCTTTGTCATCTAAAACGATAACTGTCGAATCTTTTATTACCGTGGAATCTCTTGTTTGTATTCTCTCTCTTGTAATCACCGAATCACGTGTGACAACCGAATCACGATATTCCGTTTGACTTTCCACCGGAACATAAACGGTTCGGTTGCATCCAACAGTCATAAAAATAAAAACAAATATAAAGAGCACAGTAGATTTCATAATGGTAGATATTTTTTGACCGAACGAAACATACTCTTCATTGTATCAACATAATCGGGAGAGGTTGCATAGCGGGCACCGACTGCATTCTGTATTTTTTCAACGAACTTATCCGGATCATTACGATAAGGCCACGCGTCCGCATAACCAGGCTTACGAAGAATAGTCAGGTGATCTTGAAGACATTCGTCTACAGTGTCATACTGACGAAAAAGACGATTTACCTTATACTTATATCTGCCATTTCCTAGACTTTGGACGGAAAGGACTTTTTCTGGAGCTTTAAAAGATACGTCCGGACGGTTAAAATATTCTGTGGTCGTAACCAATTCGACTGGTCCTGTCCAGGTTGATCCTTTCGTTATACCGAATAAGTTATTTCCGATAGCCGATTTACCCCAACCGCTTTCGAGAGCGGCCTGAGCGGTGACAAAAAGCGGGGATATTTCTCCAATACGTTCGGCGGCCGGATAAATCCAGTTTACAAAATCTTTAGGTGTCATTGTTTTTCCTCCTTGTTTAATTTGCTCTTCTGAAATTCCTCCAGAAAGCTGATATTACTTATAAATTTAATTGTTATTACCCAGTATAGGAATGCTATAGGTTTAGAATCAGGAAACTTAATATTCAGATTCCTGAGAATGTTTGTTACATAGTAATAATTAAAAACCCAAGACAACCAGGCTGTAAAAGACTTAACAGATTCTTGTTCTTGTTCCATCATTATGCCAAGCCAATAAAATAGTAAGACAAACACCCCATAGAGGCCCAAGTAAAGAAATGCTTTTAAGAATTTATTCTTTTTCCAATCTCCATTATCCGCCAATATCCCTGCCAATATATCGAAGGTTGCCAAGACTAATATTACTGTTAGAAAATTATGAACTGGAGCATAATAATCAATGACAGCTGTAATAGACGCAAGAATAATAGCTTTCAACCAACTTGCTACATCTTGCATTCGTTCCAACAACAATATTAAAAGTTCTGTCAATCGGTTCATAGGTGATGTTTTGCGGCGGTTACCCGTCCGGTTATACTATTGCTTTGATTTATTTGATTGATATTCCCCAATAGACTAATAAGTCTCAAAGAGAATATCCATCGTTAATATTCATATGCAATAGTAAGAAATAAGGCTAAAGAAATAAAGGACAGATACCATATGGAGAGACCAAATAAAAATATGGGATCTGCCTTCATTTTTTTGCGTTTTGAACTATATTTATCCACATAACAGCCTGAATATCAATATTATAATAGTTTTACCATAACCACAAAATCATTATTCCCGATTTTTTATTACTATATTTGCCCCATGGGACAGAAATACGTAATACACATCTATATCAAGGCCTCCAAGGAACATCGATTTTTTGGTTCAGTTGCTGCGGTCTGTGCTACCTACTCAAAGGAGCAGATCGGCATCCGAGCCGCAGCTTTAACAAATTACTTTTGCAAAACCAAAAACGCCCCATTCGAAAACGAATATTGTATAATCTACCGGGGAATCTTGGAAAGACATTCTTTATAAAATATGACAATAGTTTTCTTATCATAATATTAATAATTCACATCCCAAGCGTTTTGAACTATTCTTTCCCTGTTCCTCCTTTCAGTTCGTCCAGTTCTTTCCGAAGAGACAAGATCATTTCCGCCATTTTTTGAATACTGTACTCATACCGTTCAACAGTCCTCATTGTTGGTACTGGTTGTCCGGTTTCTTCTAGCGTCATTGGGGTGTCGGCTGATACTGGGACTTCTTCAACTATTGTTTCTGTTAGAGCGTTGGGAGATGCAGCTAATGTATTAACAGATGATTCAAAATTAGTAATTAGAGGTCTTTTACTATCTGATGGGATATCGCAAACTTCATTAACTAAACTAAAATCGTTATTGAGTACAATCATATAATCATAATAGCTCAAATTGTTAATTATATAAATGTCAATTGTACTTCCATTATCCGTATATCTCCATCTGCTATCACCCGACCCTGAAGACAGGATAGATGTTTTAATTATGTAAACTCCGTCAGAAATCTGAAAATTGAAGAATTCGGATATAGGATTCATGTTTGCATATTTATTTCCAGATATCAAAGCTGAAAAAAAACCTTCATTATTTTTTGGCACAGAAAGTACCTTATTCCATTTATTTACATTACCCGCAGGATTAATAGATACTAATCTATTATCTATCAATACTTTACTTCCACTACTTAATAAACCTTTATTTTTATTTGTAGCAACAGGCATTTTATCTGTTAACAATTCGCAAAATCTAGCAATCGTCATATTTTCTCCTGGCTCTCCGCTTTTAGGATTAACTAATGTCACATACCAATCATCCGGTAAGGTGTCTGATTTTATTTTTAGTCCATTTAAAGCTTGATCTGAGCTATTTATATCTGCCATATTTTTTCGTATTGTGGGCACATGCCCGGTTAATTAATAAATTTAGAAAAGGTTATGGCAGATATAGATAATTAGGCTTTCAGTTCGGCAACCTGCTTCTGTAGTTCCAGGATCGCTTCGGCCATCTTCTGGATGCTATACTCATAATGTTCAACGGTCTGCATTGTCGGTGTCGGTTGCCCGTCCTCCTGTAGCTTCATTGGGGTATTGGCTGATACCGAGACTTCTTCTACAACTGTTTCCGTCAGAGCATTAGAGTTAACTGATCTTGCCGATGTGAGTAACGATTGTCCTTTATACCATATACCATCTTTGCTTATAGCCAGAGATGATGCCGAAGACCAAGGTTCATCGCCCCATCCTATATGCATTCTATTAACACTGCCGACCTCGCTAGTATAGCGACCAATCTGGAATTCGTCATATGTTCCACTAACATTTCGAAAGTGTAATCCGCTAAAATGTCCTCCTGATGTTCTATTATAAAGTATGATAGCTCCATATTTACCATCAATTGCTAAATAACCATTTGATGATAAAAAATTTCCATTCAAGGTTCCTCCTGATTTTAATAAAAAAGGTAACAACTCTATAAACCTTGCTATCGTCATATTTTCCGCCGGCTCACCGGATTTAGGATTAACTATTGTTACCAACCAATCATCGGGCAAAGAGTCTGTCTTTAAACCAAGTCCATTTAATGCCTTATCTATATTATCTGCCATAATGTTTATTTAATTAATTAACCGGGGCGGTCCCGCCCGCGGAAGGTTACATTTGTTGTACCTCGCTATCGTCAGAGATATTGAGGATTTGTTTAAGTCTCTTGTTTTCTGCCTGTAGTTCCAGGACAGCTTTTCCGATCTTGTCGATTGACCAGACATACTGTTCCTGTGGTTCACTTCTAACTGGTGTTGAACCATCCGATCCATCCTGTCCTGACAAGTCGGAAGAAGAATTTGATATAGATGATTCTGCAGACAAGTTGATCTGACTTGTCTGCTCTCCAGTACTGGAGAGGTTTGGATTGTGTCTGTTAAAGCATTAGAAGCAGCAGAAATTGATTTGCTTGACTGTACCGTTAATTCAATTAATCCACCAGGATCATTCGATACTGTCATTGGATATGTAAACATAACATCATTTCCTAACGGAGTAACAGATATACTCACGTCATTTAGTGATTTAACATATAGTTCTAACATATCATTATATACTCTATAATAATATCCTCTAGTTAAACCGATATTACCGTCTAGCGAAGTTAATACCGGGATTGACTCTTTCTTCAATACAGCACATACAGGGCCGATTAAAGAAGAAGAAAGATTACCAGCCCAAATCAAGGCACACCCTTGACTATAATGATAATTGGCAGTTCTCATCAACAAGATGTAGTTCGAATCATAAGGAGTTTCTACTTCATATTTTAATGAAGATAATTGTTGAAAGTTTTTACTACTAAATAAACCATTCGAACTATCTGTAGTTACCGGCATTTTCTCTGTCAGCAACTCAATAAACCGAGCAACCGTGATATTTTGGGCTGGCTGTAACGTCCCCGGATTAATCAACGAAATTTTCCAATCATCAGGCAAGCTGTTTATATCAGCCAAGCCATTTAATTCAATTTCATTTGCCATAATATTTCAATTTTAGTTGTTATTATTTGATTCACTTTTTTATCACTCTTCTCCACCAAGCAAAATGCTTTCGCCGATGTAAATAGGTATAATCATACTGATATGTGTAGGCTTCACGTTCAAATGAGATATTCTCGTAAGCCTTCCGACCATACCGGCATAATTTGATTATCCATTCGATTAAATACCAAAGGTAAAAGCCGATATATAACATCTCTTTCATCTGGGCTGTATGAATAGCCTCATGGTTAAGTACGCGCTGACTTAATTCTTTGTATTCTTTTCGGGCAAATATAACCCCGAATAGATTAATCGCTGAGAATCCTTTGAAGGGGATTAGGCTGTTGTAGATTACTTTCATTTCAATTATGTTTTCATTTTTACTGTACCATCAGATGTCATATACATTTCCGGATAAGTTGCCTCTGATGCGTTTGGCAATGGTCCCACTATAGTCATTTTGTTTGAACTAAAACATTTTCTAATCCCCAAGGAGTATAAAACTCCATCAGATCCCTTTCTTACAAACTCTCCTGAACCAGCATAAATCCTTGAATAGGCCGTAATATTGTTTGAATTATCATAATTAGTGATATTGACTACAGGATTAATGCCTAAAGAATCATTAAAAAAACCGACTTCTAAAACTAATCTGCCATTTGAATCAATACCCTTCAACATTGTATTATCTCCATTAGGAAATATTTCAATCCTATTTCCAGATGTTGATGTTCTTATGTTTTTGCATATTAAATCATCTGTGTCAATCATATCTGCTTTGATTTTGTCCGCCAAAAGCAAATCTGTCGCAATAAATTTAAATTGTTGTGCCGGTTCCCAGTAAGACTTACCAGCATCTGTCGTTGGATTAATATTTGCTGGTACCGCCCCCTCGGCTTTTACTGCATATTGTTGATTAACACCATTGACGCTAACAAATACAATATCCCGCCATTGATTATTCCATACATAGTCTGATACACTTTTATCCCATATCCCTCGCACACGGGGAGATGCGCCTGTCAAGCCTCGCTCTCCTTGTTCGCCATCATTAGCGTGAGTAATGGTAAATTCAGTTGTAAAGTTTCCATTCCAAGCCTTTGCATCTGACTCTTTTTCGTAACCACGTACATAATAAACCCCGTCCGTCCGTAGATTACCTATTGTTACAGAGCTTGTTTTTGTCGGCGTGCTTTGGCTCACGTAAGTTGTATCAGCATATGTTCTATATGTCAAATACAAATCCGAACATGCTTCAACCGGTAATATGCCGGTCTGTTTTTTGCATGAGACCACAACGGAGGATGGTGTAGGATTTCCAATAGAATTAAATCGTACAACAGCCGTTGTTGATGTCAACCATCTTGTTGTAGCATTAAGTCCATCTTTCCCATCCTCGGCCGTCATCCGGACCGGTTTACTCCACGATCCACTTGCTATTGAGATGGCACGTTTTTGGCTCACCCAATTAAACGTAGTCGGCACAGTTGTTGACCATCCAAGACTATTACCTGTCAGGATCGGAGTGGGTGGTGTCACATTAGGACTGCCTACAAAATATGTTGTAAACGTCTGTTCGATTTCTTCTTTAACAGGTCTATCAACAAAGATTTCCCAATATTCAGAGTTTATTGTATTTGCCGATAATGGCAAATATAATAGATAAAAATTCCCCGTTTTAAGCAGCTTTCCTCCCGTCGATAAAAACGGAACCGGCGTCTGCCCCGTATTGTCTTTTTTACAATAAATCCTTCCTCCGTTAAAAGGTACAACATCACCAATCCGGTACTCTGTATAGGGTGAATAATTATCCGTGATGTATCTGATCCCTGTTCCTCCAATCCTAACAGCACTCCAGCTATCCGGCGTTGTTGCCGGAGGAACTACTAAACCTGATCGCATCCATAAATATTGATTTACGCCGACGTTTGGAGGTGCATCTTGCCATCCGGATGTTGGGGGGACGGTCAACGAATCATTTACTGCAAATTGAAAATCAGTATAACTTCCATCTTTACCCGGATGACCTATTTCACCAACAATACGAATAGGATTAGACCATGTCCCATTACCTAGTTGTTGACGCATAAATATATCATTCGCTGCAAATGGAGGATTATGCCAATTTACAGAATCCGGGGAATATTGAACTTGTATTCCTTGTCCGTCTTTTCCTTTTTCACCTCCAATGCGAACAGCAGTCCAGGATGCCGGCTTGGTTGCAGGTGGTGTAACGGTTCCCGATCTCATCCACAGATATTCGCCGGTACCAACAGACGGCGGAGCATCTTGCCAACCAGATGTAGGAGCATCTGATAAACTAGAATTAACGGCAAACTGGAAATCAGTCCAGGGACCATCTTTCCCTGTTTCCCCTACAATTTGCATGGCGTCAGTCCATTTCCCGTCTTGCTGTAATTGACGCATGTATTTGTCTGATTCCGGGTTAAAGACATCATGCCAATTAATTTTATCGGCAGAATATTGTACTATTATGGAAAATCCATCCTTCCCAGCTTCTGCTAATAATTGCCAAGGATGATAAGGATCGCCAGTATATAATCGTTTCCCTCCTGTTGTCAATTGCTTTCCGCCAGTCGTTAGGAAACCTCCGGGATTACGTATTGGACGTACTCCGACACTTGGAGTATTAGATATATAAACAAAGGAATCGCCATCGAGATAAACTATTTGACCTTTACTGTAAGTAGTACCTGAATTCCAATTACCGGCAGGCGTAAGACTTGTTCCGTCAGAAACTTGTAACAACCAGTCAGGACTACCCACTACCGGAGCAGAAGTAGTTCCGGATTCATTTACGCAAAGCCACAATCCTCCTGGTGCCGACACACGATCATAATAAGCATATTGTTGTCCTGAAACATACGTTCCCTTATCAATCGGAACTAAATAATCATTTCCGGATATCTCATCATACTGAAATATCTTACCCGACATGATGATGTTTGACAATTTAGCATTATATCCAGCCGTCGACGGTACCCCCGGAATAGTACGATCCTTGCGTCCCAGCCAGCATACTTCCATGCCGGGAGTTATATCCCAGGTATTGACGTGATCCAGGAACGTAATGCAGTTTTCTTTGCTATCGATCAATATTGACCGCTGACGGCTAGCCTCCGTGAATGAGCCGATCCGGGCAACTTCCAGATATTTAACCGGATTATATTTCGAATCTCCCGGATAACGGGAGGCTACTGTAATGGTTTGATTAGTCTGGTCCACGGCTGTAACACGGAACCACAATGTCCGAAAACCTTTGAACTTTCCGTCCGTCGATTTATCATGATATACGCCTTTTAAAATATCACCCACCCAGAAAGTGACCAACTCACCTTCTTCCAGCTTTATCTTTATATTAAACAGATCGCCGCTTTGAGTAACAGTATCAAACTTGCCCCCATCGGTAACCCATAACTCGCCACCTACAACCAGAACACGATTATAACGGATTTCCGGGACCTCCAACCATCCACGTAACAACAAGGAGGCTAATTCTGCATGGCCATTCGCCCATATCTTCCCACCTGTACCGGTAATAGGACCTGATTCAAATATCCCAAATTCTACACCCTCCAGAAATTTCAACAATCTTTCGGCTACGTCCGGAGCGTCCTTTCGCAAAAAATGAAACAAAGAAGCCAACGCGGAGAATACATTTTTGTCTGTAGCTCTACTTGTTGGCTCTTCAGACTTTACTATTTCAACACCACCGCCCTGAGACGCTTTTAGCTCTAATCCGTCCAATTCGCGGACCAGATCATTTAAGACTCTGTCATGTATTGCCCCTGTAGTAGTTGACCCCCATTTTTCTGTATGTGGTTCCTGAACCGGTATTAACAGGTCTGGTGAAAGTGACGGTTTCGGGAATTCAGCCAGACGTGGGGGTAAAAAAAAAGTGTCTCCCGTGGGTACAGGTATCACAAGATTATCCGGCAGATCGGTTCTACGCTGGATATCTAAATAAGGACGAGTATCAGCATACCGGTAAGTAAACGTATATGAACTAGGCGGATTCGAGCTATCTGTTTTCGCATCTCCTCCGGTAAAAACAATTCGGTACAGTCCGCTGATCGTATACTTATATTTCCGGAGCGAAGCGAACATATCTTGAAGCCATTGCGCTTCCTCGGGTGTCAGATAACCTGTATTGCGGGTATGCAATCGTTCGACATCCACCCGGAACTCTTCACTCATATAACCGGCTTCAGCCATGTTATATTCATAACTCGGTTCATCCTTTAAGGCCCCGTATGCACGCAAGCTATCTAAGCCTCCCAAACTGTTCTCAAAAAGATACCAGTTTTCATCCTCCCCTTGCTTTTCGCTTGCCAGATAACGTTGTACATATGACAGACGATCTCCATCCCCATTCTCCGCCCATACATCATAATACATCGGACGCTTAGCCTCGAATTTTCCACTGACCACAGCGTATTGAAGATTCAGCGTATAACAAGTCCCAACCATCGCCGAAACCAACGTTATCGTAGAATTCGTACCATCTTCCCAATACGCTTTCAGACGGATCGAGCATGCTTGTGTAGCATAATAACTCAGCCATTCCGGACTGTAATAGGTAACCGGCTTGCTGTTCGGTTGCCAGGTAAGAAAATTACCGGTCAGAAAACTGGTAGGCGATTCAGTCAGATTCAGCTTGCCGGAAAGGATACAACGGAAATTATTTGTAACAGAACCGTAAGTAATAGAAAAATCCTTCACCAACGACGGCTGTATAAAAATATCGGACGAAGGAAGGGTAAACGATAAATTAGCCTTCACCACCTCGGTAAAGTCTGCATGGATCAGATTCCCGTTACCGGGATAATATGTCTCATCCAATAATGTAACGCCACCTGTTAGCAGCTTCACTTCCACCGGATCGGGACTCTGCAAGATCAACTCTTTCAGGTTTCCGCTCATTGAGAGGCTATCGGGTGTCTGTACGGTTACTATTGCCATATTGGTAAAGTCAGGGTTAGTGCTTGTTCTACTTTTTTATTTGATGCATTACAAATTTAGATCAACCATTTGGGGATATTAAGGACAAAACCGGACGGCAAAGGCTGTTTTAAGTAACCTGCACAGACAGACGGCAGTATGTTTTCATCAACAAACGTCAACGTCAAAAAGCGAAGGCGAAGAAGGGGGGCGGGGGGAAGCGACCGGCCGGAAATAGAATAAACCGGCCATCCTGAAAAAGCTGTGATATCTCCGAAGGCCCATAGGCCGTATTAAACAAAAGCTGTACAGAACATTGGTTCTGTACAGCTTTTTCCTATTTTTAGCAGACACATTAACCCTAAGTAAAATGGATACAAATATTACAAACGAAAATCCACATGCGTGCAGTTTTACAGAATTGTCTATCCGGTATAACCCACATCTCTGCGTGAAGAGCTGTAGACGGATCTTGTTCGAATGGATAGAGTACAACATGCCACTCAGTGCCGAACTTGGCGCTACCGGATGGAACCGGAAAAACAGGATGCTCACCCCAATGCAGGTAAGTATCATTTACCGCTTTCTGGGTGAACCTTGAAAAATCCGTGATATTCCGGAAGTGCCATAGGGCGTCTTCCGGCAATATCACGGTCCCTCGGATCGTGGTGGCGACCGATTATTCTACCTGATAAATGACTTCCAGTCGTTCTCCTAGCATTTTACGGCAGAACAGAGAATAGCTGGCGTAGATGGAATAGATGATCCGTTCATTCACCGCCGGAGTAAACTCTGAAAGCAACATTGCCGCATTAGCGACTTCGGTAGCCGGATCTTTCGAGCGGATACTTGAATTAAAATAAATCTCAGGATGCTCTTTCTTTATTTTATCCAGATCACGCAAAGCGCAATTCGCAATACAGATGGTACGCTGACAACTTGTTATCATCTTTTCAAAAATAGATGTTATATCATAAGCTCCTAATAACTTATCCTGATAATCTTCGACCATCTCCGCCAATGTCAAACCTTCCGGTTTTTCCATTTCAAGAATTTTCTGTGCGTAAAACAAACGGTCTTCTATCGCTTGATTGTTCTCTTCTAATAAATATTTATTCTTTTCCATGATAATCATTTCTTTTAATGTTGATAAAAAATCTGTGATATTTCAGAGGGTCCATAGGTAGACTAAACCGCAACTCCCATCTCGTTTAGATACTGGTTGTCAATTTTGCGAACTTCTATTATAGAACGAATGCCTCTGAACTCGATTGCATAAACTAGTAGAAACTCAGCCCCGGTATAATGATCCGGATGGCTCTTATAAAAGTCCTCCAGCATAAAAACAGGGTCTTCCGGCTGTTCTACGATACAATCATCAATAAGTTTCCCGTCAGCAGATACGATATAGGCAAGATAAAAAGGAACCGGAACGGCTTCCGTTATCTGCAAATCCTTTGAGTTATTCGGATTTAGAAAGAATTTTATGGCATCTTGCTCCGGCAGGTTGGATATACCGATCAGCGAACGTCTATCCCCGCTCCCATCATAGACAAGCAACCGGAGACGGGTTTTATTCCTAACATTACAGGATAAATACAAGTCACTCAAATACTTATTGTTTATTAATACCTTACTCATAAGTATATAGTATTCCCACTTACCCCCGGGAACTGGGGTAATAATTAATAAAATCTACATGATTAATTAATTGAGTGACAGATAATAATCTTTATTATCCCTGTATTCCTTGACTACTTCCTGGCGTGTAGCATGATCGCCCAACTTTAACATGATTTCTTCAAATGCCATATCAGGAATAGAATAATACTGATCGTCAGTATATTCAACGGTCCCGACAAAGGCCATAAGAGCCAATAGAATAAAGATTGCGGCAACACCTTTTAATAAGGTTGTAACATAATTGTCCGGCTTGACGGTAACGGCCTGGGAGGCGGTTGCTTGATTGTTTGTTTTCATTTACTTAGTATGATTGCTTAGCTATAAGACAGAAAAACGGCTGTCATTTCCCGTCGCTAAACAATCATACTAAGCACTCGTCCGAGCTCTTAAATATAAAATGGAAAGACAGCCGTATATTTTAGGGCACAAAAAAAGCCCGTATAAATCGAGCATTTACCGCAGCTCTGACGTAATACATTAGTATCATTGTTTAGCGTCACAAAGATGCGAATAATATTTGTAACAGCAAAGAAAACAATGAATATAATCAAGTAAATTCTATATTTTGACTTCTTTTATGAAAGAATCTTGTTCATATTGGTTAAGTTAGCTACTTTCGTGTCTATTATTAATATTAAACAAAAAATCAAATGAGTAAATCTTTATTCTACAGCTTTATCGCTGTATTGTTTACCGCTTTGTTATCATGTTCAAAAGAAGACGACGAAGTATTTTTAGATGTGGATAACAATAGTATTCACCTGAAACAGAGCGAAGCATCTGCTTCATTATCTATTTCCAGCAACTCGAATTGGCAAATAACTAATACATGTAACTGGTTAACTATCTCAGAGACTAACGGAGAAGGCAATAAAACGTTAAAAATAACAGCAACTAATAATACATCGTTTGATAGCCGTAAATGCGACATTAGCATCAAATCCGGAAACATAGAGAAAAATGTTTCAATTGAACAGGATGGATTAGAATACGTAGCCATGCAATCTTTAAAAATAACAAATAAGAATCTCAGCCTTAAAAAAGGATCTTCCATAAACTTGACTTATGATGTCGTTCCTTCAAATGCAACAGGCAAAGATTCTGTCCAATGGATCAGTGACAATCCACAAATAGCAACTATAAATGAAAAAGGATTATTAGTAGGTGTTACACCTGGTAAATGTAATATAACCCTGAAATATAATAACGGGGATATCACCAATACACAAGAAATCGAAGTACAATCAGAACCATTGACAGGTATTCAATTTACAATAAACAATATATCTTTATGTTATGGTAGCTATGGGTTGCTTGGAGTCCGGCCTATTCCTTCAGATGCACAATTACCCGATTTAATTTATACAAGCTCAAATCCATCCATCCTTTCTGTGGATAATATGGGTAATTATAAAATATCAGAAGGCAAACAAGAAACAGAAGTCACTGTTACCGTGAAAACTATTGATAATAAACTAAGTGATGTTCTAAAAATTAAGGTATCTGATATTTTTGTTAACGTATCTGGACTTAATTTTATAATCAGCGATCCGACCAAGCAGGTTTCTTTTAAAGCATACGTTCAAAGCATAGGAAATGTAAAAGTACAAGGGTTAGCCCTTTATGATCATACAGGATTACTACGATCACTATTTCAATTTGAACCGACAATGGATAGATATAGAACAGAAACTATTGATATTAGTGACATGTCTGAAAATGGAGATTTATTATTCGATAAATTAAGTACTTGGACATGTGATATCAATTATTTAATAGATGGCGATCCGGTAATGAGAACAAAAAGAGTTAAAGTAAATGCTCATCAATGGGGATCTTAATTGACAATTTCATATAAACAAGTCAAATAAAAAGGGATACATGTTGTATCCCTTTTTATTTTATATTCAGCCTAAGAAAATAAGCCTTGCATTGATTCTAGTTTCTCTTTCAATATTTTCAACTTCTCGATATCCGATGAAAAAGTAGGATTGTCATAATTTCGTTTGACAGATTTAACATAAACCTCAATGTATGTTCTCAAATCAAAAATATGAACGCTCTTATTCAATGTCAGCTCATTGAATGTAATCTGATAAGCCTCAAACCAGGCAAGCAGTTGTTTTAGTTCTTTATTCATGCTTTTATGAGTTATTATGTTTTTTTACTTGACCATATCAACAATATCATCACCTTCTTCTTTTTTTATACTCTCCAAATCCGTCAAGAGTTCATCAATAGCAGAAACATATAATGCGACATTTTGCAGTTCTTCATTCGTCTTAAAGGATTGATCATTCATTGCATCTTTCCAAATAGATAGCTTACTTTCCCATTTTTCAATTAATTGTTGACGTGTCATATTTATAAGTTTCAATTATTTCACGATTTGAACGTAAACTTCATTATATTCCAATCTCCTTTAATTTAGTTTGCTGCTCCGAGCTTAAGATTCCTTTCTTCTTGCGATGCCTTTGAAGGCCACACCAGCGACCTAATTTTGCTATCTCAGCATCTTTTGATGAGGCAGTAGGCCATTTACCTGTTGATTCTCTGTATTGCTTAACCGTTTCGCACATCGCATTCCAATCATGAGTACGTAATACCCATTCGAATCCAATAGCGTTCAATTTAGCTTTTTTTTCTTGGCTTAAGCATCCTCTCTTCAAATATTCCCTTTGACGGTTACACCATAAACAAAGATTAGAGACCTTTGTGTCTTGGGAGTTCATAGCAGGCCAATTCCCTGTTGATTGCCTGTATTCCTTAACCTCCTCATATACTCTGTTCCATAAAGATAAACGAGGCTGCATACGGGCCAATCCAATGTCATTATCTTTTTCCTTTCTGTCAAAAATTACTGCTCTCGATTTTTTTACAGATTTTTGCTTGCCTCGATAATCGCATTTCATAAAATTGATTGATTCCAATTTTTCAAGACGATCCTGGGGCATTTTACAATCCTTTTTACTATTTGCTACTGCTCTTTGATTGCAAAGCCATCCCCCCAATCTTTTTTCATCTTTATCATCCGATATTTGGCGGGGCCACCTTCCGTTTTTATCCCTATAACTTTTTAATGCTTCAAACATTTCATTCCATCGATCTTCAAGAACCACTCCCCAATCGAATCCTATGGAATCAAGCATTTGTTTTCGTATATATCCTATTTTGCCTTTTTTTTCATTTTGCCTTTGATTAGCACACCACAATCCTAGTTTTTTTACAGCTTTATTGGTGTTATATGACGAAGGCCATGTTCCAGTATTTTCATGATAAGATTTTACAATATTAAACATATCGTTCCAAACAGTATCTCTCTTACTTATAGGCCTCTTGTTAATTCTTGATTGGTTAATAATTAATTCTATGCCAAGCACTTTAAAAACACTTTCCATTTTAACTAGCCCCATACCATATCTGCCGTTAAGAAAAGAGACCATAGCACCTCCAGTTATTCCAATAGCATCAGCAAGCGCCGATGGTCCAATATTATAGAGTTTCATGGCCTCTTTGATTATTTCTCGTATCATTTGAATAAGATTATTCTTTTATAACAAGTTCTATATTGAGATACCTTAGTGTAGCTTCAATTTTATCTTGACTAAGATTCGTCTTCCCGGAAAGAAAGAGAGACATACTACCCCTATTTATCCCTATTTGCTCCGCGAGGTCTATGGCCTTGACTTTACGAAGACTCATTGCTTCTTTAATCGCTTCTCGTATCATTTTTTCAACATTTGATTTCTCATTTCTTCTATACCTTCCACAGTATTAGGATATACTGTCCATCCTCTTCTCAATAAAGAAAGAAGAGAATCACATTTTTCATTAACAAGTGCGTTACTTACTTCTTTGTAGGTTGATTTAAGTGATCTGTATTCGTTATAAGAAATTTTTCTAACATCACCCAGACAGACTTCATCGTCACCACCAAAACCAACGATAGTACCTTCATAGTAGTATTTTTTACGACCATAAGCGCCAGAAACGGCAAATGAGCCAACTTCTTCCATATAACCCACCTGAGCCATCGAAACGCCACATTCATATTGTCTGGTTTGCGTATTAAATGATTGTCCACATTCTGGTGCTTCACCGTATCTGTATCCGACTATTTTACTACCTATGATGTTCATAACTTGCTTGTTTTATTATTACACTACAAAGATACGAAAATGTTTGGTGATACAAAACATTTTAGACGAAAAAGTTTTGTACTACCAAACATTTAACCTTTAGAAACACTTGGTTCAGTAAATAGCTCACACCTTTCCATAAGAGGACACAAACGGATCGCGTCCGGACGGGTTAAGTTATATCCATCACATCAATGACATCTAACCCTGCCGGTCCGGCATATTTGCGCCCAGAACCATCCGTCCCGGACTAACACGTCTTAGGGCGGCGCGGCATTCTTATCGGGCTGGGTGCGCTAAATTTCATGTTGGGGGTTTCTAATGCTATTTACGTGAACTTATTAGTTATTCACATGATTGCAAATGATTTATAATGTAACAAATGACGTATTCGTTTAGATTTTTGATTGGTATATGCATAAAAAAACCGCTACATTCACATGCAACGGCTATATTAAATCTATAAATTCAATTAGCTTTGAAAACCGATATGTGAAGCAAGGGGTTTAATCATATTTTATTGTCCCTTTACTAAAATTCCCTACAATAAAACGTCCTTTTATATCAGTATCTTCAATAGAAAAAAGTAAGGTTGAATTGTGACATTCTTTTTGATCGGCAGCATTAGTGAAATTTATATACCATAAAATGTTAGCCAATGCATTACGTTCAGTTTTCTGAATCTGCTGAACGATCCAAATATTTTCTTTTATGACACATGAACATTTATCCCGGTCTACTTTTATACCGCCTTTTTCTACTAAAGTATTGATTGCTGCATACTTATTAAGAGCAGCATTCATGTCTGATTTTTTATTAACTAACATTTTCATAATTGATTGATTTTATTATTCACAAATATAGCATATTTATTTGAAATACAGAAATATAAATAATTTATTATCTAACAGAAATACCCGGAAATCGCATTATTCCTTCCTGATAGAAATTATTCATTCCTATGTAAAGATCGTCAAAGGCATCGGTGCCATCTGTTCGAAATTCGGCACGGTCATCATCGGAGTCCGCTTTTTTTTCACCGGATTTATTTTTCCCAAAACCGTCATATTTATCACTTGTTTCTGTATTCTCTATGGCTGCTATAAGATATTCGTTATTATCCTTGTTCAGATACGGGAACAGATTGGGTTTGCCCCTCTTTGTATCATAACGATGTTTAAACGCATCATCCAATAAATAGAACTTACTCATTTGAAACATGGCTTCACCCATATCAATAGCATTAACATTCCATCCGCGGGCACGAAGGCTAGCTATCACCGTCTCATAGAAACGTTCGTTCTGATCATTATTGGCATAACGCTTTTGTTTCGCTGTCTGGTTGTAGTAAAAGTTTACACGATTGTTGTTTATCCGATGGGGTTCATAATAGTTTGCCCAATCATCGCAAAGTTCACGTAACTTTCGATCGTCTTTGACAAACATAGAACTCAGTACCATCAAACATTCAACGCCGTTTATATGCCCTTTCTGTCCTGTTACCACCCAGTTGATATTTGCATTATAGTCGAAAGCAATGTTCAAGCTCTGTTTGTGGTCGATATCCAGATCAAGAAAACAGGAACGTTCCTGCAAACGCTTAAAATCGTATGTTTCAAAAGAACTGCGGATACGGTTTCTCGGGGTAGGTTTTACGGTTATACGGAAATCTTCCATTTTATCGGCACTTTCTACCACATACGTATGTTTTGCACTGTCAAAGGCACTATAAAAGCCATCAGCAGCCTTTCTGACACGTTTATTAAGGATGGATATATCAAAGATACGTTTAGGCAAGATTCGTTCCATATCCTTGATATAATCCAATCCTACAACTGCTATATTTTGAAGAGTATTAAACTCCCGATACAGATAACAACCCCGGCGCAATTCATTCATTAAAGCAAATTCTTTATCCAGCCATTTTCGGGGATATCCTGATTTTTCCATAAATAAGTATCGGTCGATACTCTCTTTTAGCTGTTGTTCTATTTCGACTGTTACCTGCGTCTCTAAATCAATTACCCATTGCCCTTCGCGTGTCAGCGGCCGGTCCGTGGTAATCCATATAGATTTTTTTAAAGGGCAATCTTCGAAATGACCCGGAGTGCCGGAAATAGCCGGCATTAATTCCTGATCAACTTTTTCTTTTTTTATAATGCGGGCTTCGTCGATCAGACCACCGTCAAGCGTAAGGGAGTTTGCTGAAAACTTAATATCCTGGCTGAGAATATGAGTCACATGTCCATTATACCAATGGATACAATGTTCCCAATTATACGGACGTACAATTGGATCGTCAAATTGGGCGGATTTTGGAGCCTTACACCCTACAAAGAAATGTACTCCATGTTTCATTCCGGTGATATCTTCGATAGCAGCAATTGTTCCGGGAATGGTTCTGGTAAGACCTTGTTTCAACGTTGCACAATAAATGAAACTTTTACCCCGTGGCATATAGGATACAATGCGGATCAAATAAGGCCCCTGTAGACCATGAGTCTTTCCAAAACGCCGGGAACAGATGCCTACAAATCTACGTGGCATCAGGTTGAATACTTCAAACTGACCTTCATTCAGCCAAAAAATTCTTTCCCGGTCGGATATTATTTCTTTTTCAGCATCAATCATCAGTTTCGCCGTTTAAAGTAAATGTGTTAGCTATATTCATTTCAGACCTGTCAAAAGGATCTTTTACAACCATTCTTTCCTCTTCAAACTCAACATCTTCAGCTAAACGCTTACCATAACGTTTCTCTGCATCTTCTTTCATTTTTTTGATAAAGTCAGGATCTTCAAACTTAGCTGAAAGATATTTCTCATCCATCTGCGGTCGGGCCGACAGCGGAGTCAGGTTCTTGTCCACCGGTTCCGGATCATCCTTATCCAGGCGATTGATCGACTTATATTCTTTTGCCAGACGGGCCCATGAAGCCAGATCGTTTTTTGCTTCGGCTAATGCCATCATCTTTTTTAATCCTTCTGACAAAACACGACGTTCAAACTCCTTATTCAAAGAAGAAAAGGTTCCTACGGCTACTCTGAGATCTGCCAGATCATAATAAGCCTGTCTTTCCGCCACTTTATATTTGGAACGAAGCCATTTAACATGTTCCGAATCAGGATGCATCGGATTGTTAAGCACCTCACGGTTCAAGTCACGCAAACGCAAGACACGAGGTATTTCGGATGTTGAAAAATTCTGATTCATTTCTTCTTCATTAGAATAGAAATGCATACACAAACGTTCCTGAAAAGATGCTCTGCTTACTCCACCCATATCTTATTTTTTATGAAAAGTTCTATAAATAGTCTTGCGTATCAAATCCTGCTCCTGCGGGTTATTATGCATCGTAAACATTTCTAATCGCTGGCTGGGATAATCCTGCATGAACACACCGGAAAGGGTGATACTGCGTTGCTCATTGCGAGCCTGAAGGAGAAAAAAATTGACCGCAGCATCCACTATTTCAATGTAAGGATTGTTGTTATTCTTTTGCCGGGAAGAAAGTACCGATTCTTTACAAAAGACTGTTACATCTTTCAGGTTGTCTTCCCGTTGTAATGCATCAATAAGATCCAGCGTATCCGGCAATAATGAATAACAGCAAACAGTAACTTCCGCCTTGTAAACCAGCTTGCTCATAGCACGAAGTAATCGCCCCAGGGTAAAATCTCCGTTACCAAAGAAAACCGGCGAACCGGGTTGTTCTGACAGAGCTTGTAAAGCATTTTCAAAACAACCCAGACACGGTTCCAGGTAAGGATATGAATCCGGCAGCTTATTCATCTTCCGGCTCGTTTTCGTCCGACTCTGAAGAATCTACCTGTGGAACTTCATACCCCCATTCTTGCAACTCCCGGATACGCAACTCCAATTCTTCCTGATTCTTCGGGCGTTTCAAATCCTTGCGGGTTATAAATTTCATATTTGCTTCCCGGCGTTTTTCTTGGCATAAAGCAGCATAAACAGGATTTCCGGCACGCATAGCTTCAATTTCGTCTTTGGTGAATGCTCCCGTCGGCTTAGAATCGTCTACAGGCTTTTTGGAGGTTTCCTGAGAGACTTTATCCTTTCCGGTCATATATGATTCCACACGATTAAAAAAGTCGTCTATTGTTGCTTTCTGAGCATCAAGGCCGGCAACGGTAACAGCTATTTTTTCTTTAGAGACTCCTGTCTTGACCTGGTTCTTGGATAATTCATGCAGACGTTTCAGGTTAGCGAACCAATCTGCTACATTTTCACTTTCTTTTCTAAGCTCAGGGGATAATTTATCTTTATACGAATCAATTTTCATATACCGGTTCCACGATGTAGGGGTTTCCAGCGGTTCGATTGGTTCCGAGGCTACAGTTCCGGGAATCTGCGCTTCCGGATGATATGGTACTTCCGCCATATAAAGAGGTTTGGCCGGATTCTCTTTGGTGATCAGACGGGGATAATTTGAAAGGCTTCTGACACGAGAAAGCACATTTTTCAAACTGGATATATAACGGGAGGGATCTCCCCACTGGAATTGTTTAACGATAGAGCGGTCGGCAGCGGCTTCCATCAACAATGATACTCCGTGATTATATTCTTTGATGTCTGTCATTAAATAGGCATCCACACGGGCTTTCCAGTCCATCCATTGTTCTTCAGTCATTGCATTATATATCATAAATAGTTGTTTTTAATAAAAGAAAAGGAGAAGCGCCGCGAATGGCTACGCTTTGCTTCTCCCTGATTATATAAGGAAATCAATCTTATCAGCTACCACTTTCTACAGCAGGTTCGGTCGAAACGGTACCGTAATAGTACGTTTTGGGTAAACGTGTAGGAAGTGTTACTGAAACAGTCGTACCGGAATCGTCTCCAGCAGCTTTACCTGAGTCGTAAGCAATACCGCCGTCGGCAATATTAACGTTACGATCCGGGTCGTAAATTGCCACATAGTGATCTTCTTCCGGAAACAGGAAAAAGACATCCTTCCGGTTATTCAGATTACGCATAAGCGCAGAAAGTTCCGGTGTCATGTTCTTCATAAGGAACGTAAAGGTCTGCACGAAACCTTTCTGCTGTCCGGAACTGGATGATGTCAGCTGTCCGCTTTCGGTATCAAATTCCCATTTGTAGAAATGTTTTCCGGCTTTAAATACGAAACCGGGGGTATCACTGATTTTTGCATATTCTTCCAATGCAAAATCTGAGGCTTCCGCACCAGGCGTCATCAACTTGGGATAATCCCCTTTTAAATCATTTTTGAAACCGATATAAACGGTTGTCGCAATACCGGATAGAGCCTCGCCGCAGCTCGTAGCTGCGGTCTGGTCTGCAAAGTCACATAATGTGTTTATTACTCCTGCCATAATCAAGATTGTGATTTAAAGGTTGCTGATAAATTGATATTACCCTTAACCAAGATACGGCGGGTAGCGTCAAGAGAGTTGTCGCTCCATTTATCGAAGACGTAACCGTCATTCGGTTTTGCTATAAGCGTAACGATATCACCCAAAGAGTATTTTTCTTTGGTCGGAGTAACTTCTACTGTTCCGTTGCTCGGAGTCGGAATGGTTACCGTATATTTTCCAGCACCATTATAATCGCCGGCATAAGCAATCAGAGTAAGAACACCACCACTTGTCATGAAGAACTTACGGTGGAAAGAACGAATAGACGTACCGTATTCAGCACCGATATTATAGGTGATAATCTGATCGTCATCGTCAATCTGACGGGCACGGATAAACGGTTTGTCAAACTGGGTGTCATATCCCAACTGGAAAATATCACCTTTTGAAAGGATCATACGATCACCGTATCCCATCATTTTATTAACGTTCATCACGACTTCGTCTTCATATCCCGGAATAACATAGCGTCCGTACTGGTCGGCCGGCATTGTAAAACGGAACTTATTGAATGTGGCGGCACGGATAGCACGGGCCGTTTCCTTGGTTACGTTCAGAATAGCTCCTCCTTCAATGGAAGAATGACTCAAAAACTCGTCTACAATATCATAAGCCGTGGTATCCTTTTCGTCTACCGGCATCGTGATAGCTGCATCAATTTTATACTGGTTACCTTCTTCTTCTGAGATTTCACCGGTTCCTTCAGCATCACGCATCAGCTTTTCATATCCGTCAAACAAATCGTATTTCGTAGTACCATCGTCGTTTCTGACAGCATGAAACAAAGCGTCTTTCAAATCTTCCCCCCAGGTAGCACCATAAGAATAGAAAATCTGCGGATCGGCTGGATTCTTGCCGGAAACTTCGTCACGTCCCAAATTAATACCAACGACATCTACCGGACGGTAATTCTGGATATTATCCTTTTCGATACCGGCAGCACGATAAACTTTAAATTCGTTCTGCTTGAATTTACCCAGTTCTTCGGTAGAAGCACTCATACCCTGTTTGTAAGGGCGCATAATACCACCACGGCGCAGGAAAGTATAATCTACATACTTGTTTTGGATGCCCGGCACTAACAATACTCCCATTTTGTTGAATGCATCTAATGCATATGAAAGGGGAGTATACTTAATATCGCGATTGTATTTAATCGCTGTTTCGTTCAATTGATTGATTAAAGCCAACGACTGAACACCTGAAATTTTATCTGGCATATCAATATTTTTTAAGGGTTATTAAATCATCCCGTGCTGGGACATGTACTCGCGCATCTTGTTAATGTTGTCGTAATGAGAAGCCGTTTCACTGGTGACAAGTTTTACCTTGTTCACAGGTTGTTCTACTGCATTGTCATTGAGGGGAGCCGGTTGCTGGATAGGCTTGCCGGTAGCCTGTGCCAGTTCCTGGATTACACCGTCTTTTTCGGTTAGCTTTTGTTGCAATCCGGTAATGGTTTCCATTTGGGTATCAGCCAGTTTTAAGGCGGCATTACCTTTCAGCAGGTGATTGTTTAGGACTTCGTACTGCTCAGCCGTCAAAGAAGCATTCCCCGATTCGTCAACTGCCACAGCACCCATGCCTGGAATCGCTTCCAATAATTCTTTATTTGCCATAGGGATTAGTAATTTTTGAGGGTTAGTATTGTTAGTCTGTACCGGCTCCTCGGTTCCGGTGGCAGATTGGGTTGTTTCGTAGGGATCATCCGGATCAGGCAGATTGTCATCTTCGTCTATTTCTTCAGTTTCCAAGACTCCATCTGGCGTAATTATTCCGGATGTAGCTCTTTTTACTCCTGCCAGCTCGAAAATCAGATTGATAGATTCATCATAACTTTTAATGTCATCAACCATTTCACCTATCACTTCGGATGCTTTATACATGCGGCCGGTCAGTTTATCTTCCGCCACATTCGGCCAACGGTTTTTTACGATTGAACGAAATTCTTCATCTATCTTGTTCAGCTCTTCAATGGCCGGTTTCAGATTATCATTCTGAATAGCTTCACGCACTTCGCCGTTTTTATGAATGGAGTTATCGGCATACACCTGATAAGAAACGATATTATCACGGTTCACCCCATCTCTCATTCCACGTATATTCCACATGGCACCTATGCAACCGATTTCTACATCGGGGCGTTCGGCAAAAACATGAGGAATAAAGGAAGAAATCCAAACGCCTTTACTTGCATTCATACCACGAATAAGACCGACAACCGGTTTACGGGCATTCTTGAAAGCGGCATCCAAATCATTTGCTCCGGCTTCACCTCCGGGAGTATCTAAAATAACCAGATGTCCTACAACATTCGGGTGATTATCGGCATACATAAACCGGTCAGCCATGTCACGCGTTCCATAAGCACACGGAGCACCACCATGAGTAACAGGCCCCGATACTGGTAAAATATGAACTACCTGATCGGTAGAACTTATACCAGGCCATTTTTCAGAACGAAAAACATCACTTGTCTGGATCATCTTTTCTTCCGGTCTGGATACCCCATCGTGATAAACGAGCAACTTGCTGTTTTCTCGTTTTTCAGCCCAATCAGTTTGCATTCCGGGAATAGAAATAGCATTCAGAATCACTTCCTGATACATATTAAAAGCATCGGGATGCATCATCCATTGACCGTTTCTCGCTATCTCGGATAGATAGGAATAGTTTCTATTCATCGTGTCTTGTTAAAAGGGTTAGTGTTATTGTTGCAATTCAGACACGAATATATATATGTACGGGAAGCATCAGAAGGACACTCCCCGTACAGACGGATCAAAGTAAGGTAAGAATGGGGATACGTCCGTTTACTTTAAAAGACATGGCAATAGTCTCTTCACTGCCACTTATAGATGCGTCCGGTTTAGTCCGTCCGACACCGATCCAGTTATACACCAGTTTGCGTATTCCTCCGTAAGTTATAATAATATAGTGCTTACGGGAAGCAGACAGGGAGCTAACCTGTAGTAATGTCTCCGGAAGATTGTCATCCGTCTGCCATGAAAGTGTATTTTCAAATAAATCGCCAGCATCACTCGTGGATAAGCTGGTTCGCGCTTCTGCCGAGTTTTGTTTCAAGGAAACAACAATTGGTACTCCGGTAATACTAACGGAAGATGCCCTTATTGCCAGGTCGTGCGTAAAAGGAACGGACAGATTCACGTCCTTCAAATCGTACGCCTCTATTTTAATTATATCGGTGATAAATTCAAGACAGTCCATAAAATATTATTGTTTAAAGGGTTAGTGAGTTAACAAAATATAATCGGTTGTTTTACGCGTGAACTGCGCAAAGCTGTGCGTCAAACAGCCGATTTTTTGCGGAAAAGGTGCGATTATTTTCTTTTTCGTCGAACTTTTTTTTTACGCTGTCAATAGCAAATAATCTTTCCTGTCTATCGAACGCCCGACGAATGGAATCTTCTTCTGCACTTGTCAGATTGTAATCATTGCAAAATTCCCGATATGCCACATTGCGCAAAGCTCTCTCTTTCGGAAAACAACGTTTCTGATAAGAAAGATGCTCATTAACGTATTCATAAGCAATCGCACAAAACATGTTATAAATATGTTTGGCAATAGTGGCCTGTGAGTCAGGAGAAAGATAAGTACGCAACTCGTCATATTTAACCAGCGGGTCCGGTTCGAACGTCACTTCCAAATAATTATCCCGATCTTTCCGGTTTGCCGGTTTAGCAGGAATGCATCCGGGTCCAGGCTTCCGGCGTAACCGGTCTACCAGCAAATGCAGTTTGTCTTTTTTAGGAAACTGTACGGGTTCAGGGCCGTACAGTTTTTCTCCTTCTCTACCCTCCAGTGCAAGAATGAATTCTTTGAGGTAGGGTTTCATCTTGATGTAAATGATAGGTGTTGCCATAAGAGGGTCGTATTTTTTAGAATGGTAAATCATCTATCGAACCATGTGCCTGTTCTTCCGGGGCGGCCTGGCTAGCATCATATTGTGTTGGTGTGGAGTAGGTTTCACCATCTTTCGGGGTGGTTTCCTTTGGCTTCTGTATTTCCCCCAGGATAGGAAGTGAATTCTTTTCTTCTTCAGTCATAGCCTCACGCCTTTCTTTATTGAAAGACTGTTTGACTATATGCGTCTGTCCTTCTACTTTGTCGTTCGGGAAAGCAATAAGATTCAGATAAACGCCTTTTTCGGTTGTAAACAGATCATTGTCATCAATCGGAATGATCAGGCAACGTTTCTTTGCGCCACTTTTGCCTTGCAGTTCTGTAATACCCGTGTTTTTTAACTTGAATAAATTCAGATTAATCGATACTCTTTCCATGATTTTAAATATTTGATTTCCAATAGCAAATATACTTATTACTTTATAATACAACACACAAAATGTGATATTTGTGTTACATTTATGTTTCTTTTATGATTTATTCAATATTAAATAGTTAACAACACAAAACAGTTTCTAATAATTCCAATCCAAATTCTGGACTAAAAAACACTAAATTCATTCTACTTTTGACTTTTTCTTGACGGAGCTGACGGAGGGGGTATTTTTAGCACTTAAATGCCTATATACTAAAAATATAAACTCCGTCAGAGAGTTTGACGGAGTCTTGACGGAGCTTTGACGGAGGGCGTTTTTTAACTGTATTTCACAAAAAACGGCGTCAAAGAAAAACCCTGTTTGACGGAGCTTTGACGGAGGTTTGACGGAGTCTTGACGGAGCATGTTTTTTCATTAAACATTAATTTATCAATCAATTATATATTATATTTATATCTTTCCGACAGCTCCGTCAAGAAAAAGTCAAAAAAAAGTATTTCTATTTGTTTTTTACCAAAAATCAAGCCTTTTAAAATGTTAATATATATGTAAATATTCATTTTTGACGAATACAATCAATACAAGCCTGTAATAGTGGAATATACATTGAAAACCGAGGGGAAAAGGCGGCGGCCAAAATAAAAAAGCCGTACAGCTTTTTAAATTTCCTGACCCGGAAAATATATTTTCCTCTACAGCAAAATTCAAAAAGATGCACAGCCAAAAAAACACCCGCAGAGGGCAAAGACTTGCCATGCGGGTGTTGCGGATCTCACGATCGTGGTGGTGAAAATCCCGTTATCTGCATTCGTTGACGAACTCCTTCAGGGGAATGTCTAAATAATCTCTTTCAAATAGTTCATGGCAATAGGTTACGGCCGTCTTGATACGTTCTATTTTATAGCAATCGAGTTGGGATATCAGCATACCGACTTCAGCCATATATGCCGGAGACGATTTATCACAGTCGATATCGGCAAGGAGCATATCTATCTCACGATTATTATGCCGCATCTCTTGCAGGGTCGATAATATGTAAGAAGCTATGTGCAGGGCCCGGGTTCCCTTCCGGGATATTTCGCGGAGCAGGTTCACAACCTTGTTTACTCCTTCTTGATCTTTACAGACCATATCGGCATATTGATTGATATCGGCAGGCATCGTTTGCTGGAGAATGGTCATCACTCCTTTGGCTTCTTCCAGGGAACTCCAGTAAGGGGCAGATTTTTTCATTGCAGGCCTCCTTTCATCATTGCGTCGTAAAGGCCGGCCATAAGGAATGCAGAAAGGCCGATTGCAAGGAGTTTGACGTATTGCTTTGCGTCTACTTCGGTTTCGCAATGGCAAATATCCAAAGGAATAAGATTGAAAAGACTGGTAACTAAGGCCCATGAGAAAAGTTTACCCGTTTCGTGGGTTAACGTTGATTGCTGGATACTATTATTCACCGGCAAACAATTGTTGTTTCGTTTGGACATAAAAACAATGTTTGTTTTATTGACAGGGGAAAACAAGAAACGGTTTCGCCTGTCCCTTTGTCCTACACCGAAACTGGCAGTTACGGCCATTAAGCCGTATCAAGGGGGTACGAAACCGTTATATCATAAATACGTATAGTCTGGGCATAAAAAATGCCGACATAAAAATGTTCGGCGGTTACCCGCCAGTTTCAGAATAGGACACTGCAAATATGGGGAAAAATGTTGGATTTGCAATGATTGGGTGATTATTATTTTTTCAAACTGTGAATTTACAGTTTGACGAACTGCCGAGCAGGTCGTTTTTTATACTCTTTTTGATGAAATAATACCTAAAAATGAGCACCTGCTCGGAGTCTGACTCCGGGCAGATGGTGAAAAAATGATTTTGGAGAGTAAAAATCAGACCTGCTCGGCATCACCGTCGATAAACTCAAATGAAGTTTGAGTATCATCTTCCAATATATATTAATTGTTTAATAAATCATATAGTTCTTTTGCCCTTGAGTATGTATCAAAGCCTTTAATATTTTTCCATTTTCCGGAAAATAAGCCCTCTTCATATACCTGTACCCACCATACTGTTATAGGGATACAGCCATTATAGGCGTCGCCTTGAATTATTCTATATCGTTTCATGATTTTTTAATATTTAGTGTAACAGAACCCGGCAGCCCACATAAGCCAGCCAAATTCAATAGAAAAACACTTCCAGTCAGTACGAATCGGATTTTTGCGAATTACTAGATAGGGAAGAATATTCAAACACCCTTGCCATCCTGCACCTCTAAAGGTCAATTCACCACCACCTACTGTGAATTTTCTTTCTTTGTAGTCCATTGTTTCACTGTTTTTTTAGTTTAGAATTTTACATAAACATCCAGCAAACGCAGCCCATCCGGAAATAGCAATTGTCCAAATGATATACTTTACAAAGCTAAGATCACGTAGCTCTTTAGATAATCTATTAAACCATTTAATAGGTTCTCCATATTTCTGTACTATTACATCAAAAACCCTCTCGTTTATATGTTCCTCCAATCGCCTTCTCAACTCTTCGGAGATAAAAAATTTTTCATCCTTATACCAAATAAATGTAGAACAATCAAAGTGATGCTCAAAGCTATATTCATCCGTATCCATCTTAATCGTTATCTTTAACCCAGCAACACCTTTTATTTTATACATATCCAACGCCTTTTCTTCAATCTGGCTTTCGTTTAACTTTGCCAAAGCTGAAAGTTTGTTGTATTCGTATTCGCTTAATTGAACTATCTTATCCATATTCAGTTATTTTTAGTTGTTAATCAATTTTACTGCAATAATGTCCTCACAATCAATATAGTGCATTATGGATTTCCCATTGTCGTCTGCTGCCATTATTTCAACACAGGTAGAGCAAGAATTAAATGCACCTTCGATCGTTATGCCGGTCAATTTTCGGAATAATCCAAAAAATTTCTTTGGTCTGAGAATCCTTATACGGATAAGGCTATTCCAAACTATACCTTCTTTTTTGCAAATAGATATAAATTTACCTACTGTCATATCTCACTTATTTTTAGTTTTTCTTATCATAATTATTAATCTCTGTATTCCTGATAAACATTCCATGAAACGGAACCCCTGCGGCTATGATCAGTAAGAAAGTTCCTAGCCAATGCCAGAAGTCTTGAAATAGAAATTGTAATATTTCTATCATGACTCACGCATTTTAATGTTGAAATTTATAACCTGGCTGAACTCTTTCAGCCTCTTCTTTAGTCTCAAACATTAGAGTATTAGTGCCGTTTCCACCTTCGTCAACAGATTCGACTTTAAC